GAAATGTTGTCAATCGCCTCGCTTAGTTCGGCGCGACGATTACACCATTCGCGAATCCTGCGAACCTCAGTAATGAATTTCTGAAGTTCACTTTTCACGCGATCCTTACCCTTGGCGGTCGGCTTGCTTTCTTCCTCATCCTCGGTTGAATCATCCTCGGCGGAAATTTCCTCATCCTCGGTTGACTCATCCTCGGTTGCCTCATCCTCGGCCGGAATTTCTTCCGATTCGAAATCGGCGTCTTTCGATCGGCCGAGCATCTTGTAACTTCGGCCAATCTGATTTTTCAACTCGACTAGCTGCTCGCTGAGCGGCTTGGGAATTCTGCGGCCACCCTTTTCCGTCGGGTTAGCCTTGAATACCATCGGCTCAATCTGATTTTCAACAAGCGTCTTTAGCTCATTGAACGTCTGCCGCTTGGTCAGTCCCTTGCCTGCAAGGTCACTAATCATTTCATGCTTTGACTGGCGCTTCATCGTTGTAATTCCCTTCCTGTCGGAGTAGACCCGCTAGGGGGATTCAATGAAGCGCCGAAAGTGTTGAATCCGAAAGCCTTACAAGCGGCTAGGAAATTTCTACGGTGCTACTTGTTAGCCGCCGCTTTTTTGAGTGCGGCGGCTACTGCCGTTGTCGGCTTCACTGGTGAAGTCTTGACCAGTGAAATTGTGTCGGCGGGAGTGATGAGCTTAGGTGACCAGCTAGCCACGATATGCACCGATTCGAAGCGCAATGCGCAAAGCGGAAAGCGCCGCTGTCAATTCGCAGGCGGCGGTTAGCAACTCTCCCGCTTCCAAATACATTTCGCAGGAATCAACACAAAGCGCGGCATGAGCCAACATGCCATCTTGCGTAAGCGTGTATGCAGGCATGGGAATTCCCTTCTGTCGGAATGATCCCCTAGCCGCTTGTGAGGCTTTCGGATTCGTGAATTTTCAAAGACCAATCGAGGCAAGATCGGCGCTAACGCGAGATTTCCTCGCGAATGCATCCCGTCATCCGGGGTTGTGCCTGCGCCAGACGTTAGGTATCCGCCGCCGCTTGTTAGCCGTCTGGCCCACGCTTCCTACCTTCGGTGCTTTAGCCCGATTCAAAGCCGCCGTTTGTGCGGCTAGGGGATCGCGTGAGCGAACTAGCTAACCGCGCTTCGACATGCACGAAAAGGCGCGGCTTTCGCCGTTACTCACTTGCCTCGGTTTTCAAAGTACGGTTACAACGAATCCACAGAATAGCAAATTTCAAAATGCAGCGGGGGATAAGCGGCACCGATCCTCGCGCGCAGGCGGGCAGGCGGGCAATTCCGGGAGCATTCCCACCCGAACTATCTGAGCGGCCGTCATTGCCTCGCTGCCGCCGTCCTAGGACTATCCCCTAGCGGGATTACCCCCTAGCTGATTCGGGCGGGAGAAAGGCTCTCATGCCGATAGGGATAGGGATGCCTCTCACGCGCAGGCATGCCCGCGTGAAAGGACGGCCGAATTGGGGGAATTCTTCCTAGCCACACTTCCCCCTAGACCATGGGGAATTTCAGGGTAACCCGTTCGAGCGGCATTCTGCCGTGCTACCCCATAGACCTACCTATCCCTAGAACTACCCTCAGAATTTCACCCTAGACCCTATGCCGAACCTCCCCAGAACCGGGCCGAACGAGCACACTGCCACTAGGGAATTCCAAACCCTCATATCCACCGATGGAATTTCACTTAGATCCCCTTCTAGACCCGTCCCTAGACCCCTCGGCCTATCGAATTTCATACACAGGCTTGTACACAGGATATAGAGGGCTTCTCCACAGGTTTTCCACAGGAGAATTACACTGCTTTCGGTAGGTTTGTGTGTAATTTCGTACCACCGGAAAGTGGTAATTTCAGCGATATATAGGCGGTCTGTCGCGGGGGCGAATTGGTACACTAAAAATTCCATTTTTGGAACTAGTATTAGGGAAATTTTTTAGGTAATTGGTATGAAGCCGACCATCTGCCCTATTCGTTGGTACTGTATGGGACTGAGGCACTCTGAGAAGCCCTTGTATACGGCCACAGGAGCCTCTCTGAGAGCCAGGAGTAACCGAGGCAGGGGAAAGCACGTTTAGAGAGGGCGGGGGAGGGAGAATGGCTGTCATGGCACCCGATGACCCGGACTTCGATCTGCTGAGATTGACCGAGGTTGAACAGACGATCATCAGGTCGGCTTTGGCTAAGGAAATTGAAGAAAATCCACTGACGATCGTAGAGGAGGTTTTGCTTAGAGAGTACAAATTGAAATTGAAGGCCAGAGAGCAAGAAAGGGAACTGAGGCGGGCAGTCGAAAAGAAGACCAAAAGGAACCTCGAAAACGGGTCTTCAGTGTAATTCTAAGTGAAATTGTTCGTCCAGCTAAAAGGGGGTAGAAATGAGGAGGTTGAAGTACCTCGGTTCCGGGCTTTTGGGTGTAATTCTTTTGGCCCTCGGAATGGCCGTTTCGGGACTTGGAAGCACCGAGTCTGATTGCACCAGTTTTCCGGCTCAGTGCTCCGACAAGATCAATCAGGCTGACGCGAAATTACACGACACCAGTCTGACACGTCAGCAGAGGATCAATCAGGCCGTGAAAATTCTTGAATCGCCCTTCACGACCTCTTCCACAGATACGAGTACAACCGCAACAACCGAAACAACCACCACGACTACTCCAACTACTACGACGACCCCACCGCCGCCGAGCGGAGTAGTCAGTGCGTTCGACCTTGGCTGGGCACCCTCCGGAAATATTCCGTGGAGCGATCTGACGCAGATCATCTTGTTCAATCTCTCCACGACGCGAGGAACTGCCCTCGACAAGTCGAACATTTCAAACATCGACGTTCCGAGTTGGGTGAGCACTGCGAAGTCGCACGGAGTTCAGGCGCTAATTTCAATTGGCGGCTCCGATGACAACAACTGGTCGTATGCCTGCAACGATACGAACAGAGCGGGGTTCATCGCCAACCTCGTGAATTTCGCAACGTCGAACGGGTTCGATGGAATCGACCTTGACATTGAGGACGGGCCGTGGTCACAGCAGAATCCCCCAGTAGCGGCCATGACTCAGTGTGTCGTACAAGCCGCTGGTGCAGCACACGCCGCCGGTCTTTACGTCACGGGCGATGTAATTACTCCGTGGCAAGGGCCGTGGTGGAAAGACTCTCAGGGTTCGCTCGACCAGATCAACCTGATGACGTACTACGCGAATTTCAATACTGTCAAGTCTGACGTGCAGGCTGCGATCAACGACGGACTCGACAAGTCGAAATTCACAGTCGGCATCGACACGAACGATTTCGCAGAGCCGTCGGGAGGTTGCGGTCAGTACATGGACTACGCAATTTCAAACGGCATGAAGGGTGCGTTCGTTTGGGAAACTGAGTCTGAGGCGCGGCACAACAACGTCTGCCTCGATCAGCTTCACGGGTAGCCCTGCCACACGGTAGGGTTCACAAGGAGGGACGGGCTGGCCGCATCCCGTCCCTCCTTCAATGCCTGTAGAAAACAACGACTTGACACACATGCGCGTCTTCGATAGCTTTCCGGCGCACTCTCCCTGTGCTCGGGGCGGCGGGCCGATCCTGACCTAGCTAGGGAACCCCTTACAGGGTCGCCGCCCCAAAAATTTCATTGATACCCGGTGTCGCTAGCATAGCCACTACCGGGAATTACAGGAAGGAGCCTTATGGCTGCGAATTCCACAAAAGCGGAATGGCGAGGTTGGCGAAGACAGCCGCCTAGTAGCGATTCAACCTCGGAACACCAGGGCATTGCAATTCACGCAGGCCCACTACCCGGCAGAAAGAAGATCGCTCTTTACACGATGGACTACACCGACGGGAACGTGATGCACGTTCACGCCTACTTCCGTTCCGAAGAAGAGGCTCTGAAATTCCTGAACTACTTCGACGTGTTGATGACCGGGCACTTCGACGCTGGGTTTGACAGGGCGAAAACCTCGGTCGATGAATGGGCAACTACCTATGACTGAGAATTTCAATCCTGAGACTCAAACCTACACTCTGGAAGAGGCTCGTGTAATTCTGAGAGAAGAAGAGTGCAACCGGCGCGGGCACGACTTTGAAGTTGTGCAGAACGGCAAAGGTGAGCCTTCAAGCATCCTCTGTGCCCGGTGCGGCCGGTTGTGGAAGATCGCCAAAGACTCTGAGGTAATTACATATGGGCCGGACTCTTAGACTCAACAGGACGAAGGTTGCCGACGAGAGCGGCGTTCGTGTCATGGCCGAACGTTGCGCTACTTGTATTTTCAGACCCGGCAACCTCATGGAGCTACGTCCGGGCCGGGTGAAGGAAATGGTCGATGCGGTCAACGAGGCCGACGGCTGTATTCCGTGCCATGAGACTCTAGACGATGAAATTCAGGCTGTCTGTCGAGGACAGTTCGACACACACAAGACCTTGCCTTTGAAATTGGCCGAGGCCATGAATTTCATTATCTGGCACGAGCGAGAGGAAGGGAATGATTGACAGAATTTCAACTGCTTGCCCGTATTGTTTCCGACGACTTGCAAAATGCGAAACGTGCGGAGAGAACGGCTGTGACAATCCCGCCTGCTCGAATTTCGATTCGCACTTTCCTCCGGTGAGTGAGCGGGGCAGGCTGAGTGACCAGCTTGAAGCGTCCGTGGGGGAAACTGTAATTGCGCGACGAGAGCGGGACAAAGCCAAACATCTGTGTAATTTATGTGGTGAACCGTGGCCCAACCATGCGGCTGTTTGCTCCTACAAGGTCACGGCGGCTGAGAACGTCAGGCTGCGGGAGGCGCTGGCCGCGTACCGATCGGCCCTGCGCTGCGGCGAGCCTGAGACGGAGAAGCTTCGCAGCATGGGTGACGCTGCTCTTGCTCGGTCTGCTCCCCCACCACCGGCTTGCGAGGAGTGCAACGGTCGGGGCTTCATCGGCGCGTATCCCGATGGGATGAAGTGTCCGAGTTGTGGCGGGCCTGCTCCCCCACCACCACCTGCGACCCGAGAGCAAGACGTGGCGGGAGGCGATCCTTGGAGCGAGGCTGACATGCGGCCTGCTCCCCCACCAGAAGTGATCTACGTACATAGCGACGGCTCTGCTTGTCATCACTCTGAGTCGGAGCGCCATCGTCGGGGTTGTGCTGCCGCTATAGCCGTTTCACCACCAGCCGCCGAAGAGGAAATTGTGAGACTGAGGCAGGCGCTACAACGCTGCTGGGATCATGGGCAGACAGGCGGTGCAATTCGCAAGATCGTGGACGAGGCTCTAGGGAGGAATGAAAATGGCTGACAGTGGAACAGGGCAAGAAGGCGAGAACATCGAGGCTCATCGAATTTCAATCTTCCTGTACGGGAAGAAGCCGGAATTCCTCGATGGGAAGATCATGCGCGTCGATAGTGAATTGGGCTTCGAAATTACAGAAGTCGATGGAACTCCGGTCTTCAGAGGCAACCTTGACCCCGCCTGAAAAAACCGAAGACGCAATCGTCACCATCGCACCGGGGCTTGTAGACATTTTCGTGTGGCCGAATTTCCCTAGCTCTGACGGTAGATACTTGGCCAGCCTGCGGATGAAGAAGGACGGTACGCTCTATGCGCAACGGAAGTACCCTGAAATTCCGGCTAAGAAGGGGAAGGACAGTGGCGAGGACTGAGCGCACGTTTGAAAATTGCAATCACAGGGTCTTCCGCAAGACAACGGAGAAAGATCCTGCTGAGTGCCCGTACTGCAAGAACGAGGAGCGCAAGCGTGGCAAGACCCAGACGTAAAAACCAACGCGCTCAGGAACTTGAAATTGATCTGGACATGCGGCTGTCTCGTATTTGGGCAGAGGCGATCGAGTTGTTCGAAGAAGATTCCCTAGAGACAGTCGGCGCATTCATGCGAGCTTGCTATGGAGCGGGCTACTGTGATGCGCTCTATGAAGCTCGGCACGGGGAACCTGAAAAATTGCTCATCGAGCACGGCTACAGGCTGATGCCATGATCGTGTGCAAGCTGGAATTGTGGCCCGGTGGAGTCGAAGAAGGAGCAGAACACCTGGGCACTATCACAATTTCAAACCAAGTCTTCAAGACAATCGAAACCGGCGGAAAGAGGGGTGACTACCATTTCACAGTACGGAAGAAGCGCCCTGGTGTTTGGCGTAAGGGGAGGGTTCGGAATTTTCCTCGGCAAGCCTATCACCCTTGGAACCTTGTTCGGGAAATTCTAAACCAGACAGCGGAGAAAAACGGTGGCCGAATCTGATTCTGTAAATCACCCCACCCACTACGGCGGGGATACGACCTACGAAGTCATAAAGGTAATTACAGCGTGGGGTCTTAGCTGGCATTTGGGCGATGCGGTCAAGTACATTGCCCGTGCCGGAAAGAAAGACCCTGAAAAGGAAATTGAGGACTTGAAGAAAGCTGTCTTCTACCTCAATTACAAAATCGAGCTACTGGCGGGAGAAAGAGAGGTTTGAAGTGCCGCCACTAGGGAAAGGTGCAAGCAAGGCTCTCCGCGCAATGAAGAAACGGTACGGCGCGAAGAAGGGTAGGGCAATTTTCTACGCCAGGGCGAACAAGTACGGCAAGAAAGGAAAATCGCCAGGAACCAAGGCTACGTCGGTTTACAAGAAGGGCGGCAAGCTACGCCGCCGCAAGAAGTAATTACAGAAAGGGCGGGACATGACAATTCCACTTCCGGTAGCGTGGGTGGCGCAAGAGTCAGGGAAAGTCGATCAAATTTCACGAGTGAAGTCGGGCGGGTTCAAGACAGCCGCTTTGTCACTCGCGTTCACGAACCAGAACGCAGTTGAGAAATTCCTAGAGGCGGGTCTGTTCGTGGCAGTCGAAGGAGTAGTCGGAACGGCAACTGTAATTCCGGCAGGGGCACAGGCGTTCATTCCACAGATCGAAGGAATTTTCCAGCTTCAGAATACGATCGCTGCGTTGGAGGCAGGAGTGCATCACGGTCTGCCTCTGGCGATCGGCACGACCTACGGAGGACTCGACACTCCGGACGGCAGCGCATGGAAGAAGCTCGCGAAATTCCCAATCGAGCGGGTCTTTGTCGAGTGCTACAAAGACGACGGGCCTCCGCATGACAACATCGACGTGATGCTCCATCAGGGAGAGGTTTACGGAATTCCCAAGGAGCTTCTGCTAGCCATTTGCGGAACGTATCGTGGTGAATTTCCCTCTAACTACACAGGATTGACGAAGAGCAACTTCGGTGGAATTTACAACATTCCTCAGACGAACGATGTTCAGCTTGACCAGTGGGCCAGACTTGCTACGTCAGTCACGCCACCGGCTCCTGTAATTCCAGATTCAACAGTAATCAAGCAGAACGCCCGTGCAGTTCTTCACCAGTGGCTTGACCCGAACATGGCGCTCAACCCGCCAAAGCCGCAGTCCAAGAGCTTGATTCGCATGGCAGATCGACTTCTGGCTTTGTCAATTCCACAACAGGCCGACTTCAACGAGGACTTGCTTCTCGCGGAGCTTGACCGTGTTGGTTCTCCGAAGACGTAGGGAGGGAGCATGACTGCAATTTGGGACAAGATCGGTGAAGTGGCCGACCGGATGGATTCGATGGACTATCCGGCGGATCTTTCACGAGACGAGAGAATTACACGATTCCAAGGTGATGCGGAAGTTCTAGTTGCAATCGTGGAGCCGGTCGAGGAAGCTCGCGAGAAGCTACGTGTAATTCCGTGGCTGGAAACGGCCTACAACTATGCCGGGGAGGAAGAGCAGAACGCGCAGTCACAGGACAGGTCTGACGTGCTTCATCAGGTAATTTCATGGATCGAAGACCTTCGCAAGACACTAGGAGTGGAGGAATAATGGAGCGCAAGAAGGTAATTCTTATTGCGACGGCGACCGGCTTCGCAGTGGCGATGGCTGTCAGTTCTCCCGCCAAGGCGAACCCTCTGTACCACGGAGACAACCGCAGCCCGCTTCAGATCAGTCAGAACCCGCTCTACAAGGCGTAGCGATGGTGCTACCGTTCAAATTACAAGCCCAGTCGAAAGGAGCGCAGAAGGCATACAAGCGTTTCGTGCAGCAGTACGGGCAAGCAGAGGGAGAGAGAATTTTCCTCCAAAAAGCGGACGAACAAGGAAAGGGGTCAACGTTGCGGCAGAAAGTGAATTCGATTTACAAAACCGGAGCACGGCTGAAGTGAGTGTCGGGCTTGAATTACAAGAGATCAACGGTGTGCTCCACAAGAAGTGCAGAGGCAAGCTCCACCCCGAGGGAGAATTTCTTCCTGTCACATCGTTCTATGCGTACAAAGACAGGTCGAAAGGCCGGTGGCGCTCTATCTGCATCGATTGTGAATTTGCTCGGAAAGGGGCTGAGCGTAACGTTCCTGTTGACCGCTTCTGGATCAACTGGATCGATGAAATTGTGTATCGGGTAGGAATCAGAGAAGGCATGCGCCAGCTAGGAATGTCCGACAGTTGGTATCGCTGGTTCAAGCGGACAAAGCCGCGCTCGATACACCGAAGCACAGCCAGGAAGATCATCACCACTTTGAAATACCTGCGAGCCAATGAAATTGCTCGCCACCGGAAGTCGATCAGGCATGGTGCCCACCTTCGCGGCCGGGAAGAGAGAATTCCCCAGTCCTCGAAAGATTTCAACGGGCCAAATATGCATGCCACAGAGCGTCGAAGAAATTGGGCGCTGGAACACCCCGACAGGCAGCGAGCCGCCGACGAAAGAGGCAGGGCCAGGAAGCAACAAAAGAGGGTTGCTAGAAACGGTGCTATAACGGGGTAGTCGCACCTTTCTTCAAGGTCGGCATTCGGGCTGAAGGGGCGGGAGAAATCTCGCCCCTTCGTTTAGGGAAATAAGGCTTTTGGGTAGACTTCGGAAATCCCCCGAGGGGTCTATTTCCTTTGAGCCAAATTTCACTACCGAATACGAGGAAATACAAGGGGAAATCCCCACAGCAAGGACGGCGCACGAGCGCCGTTCGCACGTTGGCTCGCCCTGATGAATGGGCAATCGGTATGAAGCTGAAAGTAGATGGCAAGCCATTTACATTGGAAGGTGGGGAATATGTCCAGCAAGTGATTCGGGATACGAGCAAGGAAATTGTAATTCCCAAGGCTGCTCAGACCCGCTTCACAGTCACCTTCCTGACCAGGACGTTGCACTGGATTACACAGCGCAATTGGCACCATCTGTATCTGCTGCCGCTGAAGACCGGAGCTATCCCCTTCGTGCAGGCGCGGATCGACCCCATCATGGATTCGAATGAATTCCTTCAGGGACAATTTCAGAACGTAGACAACCGACTGCACAAACAGTCGAAGGATTCGATCAACCTCTACGTTCGCGGAACGAACATCAAAAGCGAGCTTCAGGAAATTCCAGTTGACGTGGAAGTCTGGGACGAGCGTGACCGGATGGTCGAGCAGCTTCCCGACGGAACCGATCCACTGGAAGAGGCGCGGCACCGCATGGACGGATCGAAGGTTCGGAAATTGACGATGCTCTCGACTCCTACCGTCGATGGCTACGGCGTCTATTCCGATGAGGCATGGGGAGCTAGTGACCAGCATCGCTGGGAAGTACCCTGCCCCGGTTGCAACCGTTTCCAAGTCCTGAATTTCGAGGACAACGTGAAGCTGGGAGACAACGCCGAGGAATCCGTAATCGAGTGCGCATTCTGTCGAAAGCAAATCGAGGACGAGGTAAGAATTTCGCTGAATGCGCAGGGGCGCTGGGTTCCGCACAACCCAGACGGAAAGCTCAGGGGCTACCACATATCGCAGTTCAATTCCCCCACACAGCCTTTGGAAGAAATTCTGAAGGCGTGGTTCGCAGGGCAGACCGAGATTCGGAAGTTGAAGTCGTTCTTCAATCAGAACCTCGGTCTGCCCTACACCGCTCCGGGTGATAAAATTACACCGGAGGTTCTCGACAAGTGCCGACAGCGGGGATACTCAATGGGTGGAATTCCCAACTCGGCTATCTACTTGGGAATTGACATTGGCGTCCTCATCCATGTGATCGCGTTCCACCTTGACCGCTGGAATCGACCGATGCTCTGGGACTTGCGGCTCTTCAAGGAATTTGACCAGCTAGATCGCTACCTCAGCGATCTACTGTCATTCAACGCAGTCGTTGACGCGCATCCTGAGAAGCATGCGGCTCGCGACCTGTCTGTGAAATACCACGGCAAGCTTTGGCTCGGCTTCCACGACAACCGCGACCAGACAGAGGAAATTGCAGTCTACGACAAAGTGAAAATCGGAGAGGCGGGCAAGGTTCGCATCGACAAGAACCTCGCGATGGATCAAGTCTCGCAAGATTTCATGAAAGGTCGCTGCATTCTTCCGCCGGACGCGCGGGAATTGGGCGAGAGCATGCCGAAGAAGCAGTACAACGGCTTCTACCACCAGTTCAATCAGCTTGTGCGCGTAGAACAGGAAAATTCCAAAGGTCAGATGGTCGTGCGCTGGGTGAAGAACAGAAATCCTGACCACTGGCACCACGCATGGATGTTCGCGAGGGTCGCAATGCTGAAAGCACCTTCGCTGATCGTGCCTCCTGAAATTCAAAAAGCGATGCAAGGCGGGTTCCATGGGTAGACCACGTTCAACCCCGGACAAACGAGCCGCTCAGACGCGGAAAGACATGGCCAAGGTCAGACGGCGGCTGAAGGTCGATCTAACGAAAGATCGCAAGCTCGCAGTAGGCGAAGAGCAGCAGATCGGCATGCTCGTCGTCGTTTTGAAATTGGCCAGCTACTCAAATCTGCAAATCGGCCGCATCGTCGGCGTCTCCAAGGGTCAGGTCAAGTCGTTCCTCGATACACCCGAGGCTCAGCAGTTGCTCGTCGAGCTTCGAACGAAAATTTCCGAGGCGGCACTGGAACTTCTGCACGGCTACATGATCGAGGCAGTGCAGTCGATCGCAAACGTGATGCGCCATGCCGAGGATGACAAGATGATCCTTCAGGCTGCCGCTGAAATTCTGGATCGCGGCGGAATCCCGAAGGCATCGAGGCAGGAACGGCTCAACGAGAACATCGACAACATTCAAATTTCCGACGACGGGTTAGTGGAGAGGCTGCGGGACGCATCGCCCGAAGTACAGGAGCAAGCGGCAAAGCTTGTCGAAGAGCTAGAGCAGTTGACGTTGCAGGCCGCAACGGAAGAGGTTGACGATGGCGCGGCGTAGAAATCCGATCGGCGAAATGGTGATGTGGACGCTCGATGCGTCCCGTTCGATCATCATGGCTCCATGGTCAACGATGAACGCGATCCGTTCTGGAATTCGTACCTTCGGAATGAAGTTCTGGCCGCAGGGAATTTCAGCTTCGGATCTACCGACCGTCAACTACAACGTAACCCGTTCGCTGTATCGCAACGACGGGGAAATGCAATTCGGCTCGGCGTTCTGCAAGCCGATTGTCGATCTTCAGGTCGGCTTCATGGGAATTCCAATGGCCTCCACCGACAACGAGAGTCTTGACGACGAACTCAACGCTTGTCTCTCGGTGCACTGGCCGGACGTTCTTCAGCAGGCTTTCCGTGACGCGATGAGGGATAGCAAGACGGTCGTCAAAATTTCACGACCGGACATAAACGACCCGCTCATGACAGCGGACGAGGCTGACCACTGTCAGATCGAAGTGGTCGCTCCGGAGAAAGTTCAGATCGAGTACAACGTCGCGAATAAGAACGTGATCGATCGAGCGATGATCGCTCATGAAATTCTTTTCGTCACCGACAAGGGCAACATCGCAAAAGGCGAAGACCCGGAAGCTCGGCAGCATGACGTGATTGAAATTATCACGCCAGAGAGCTACTCGTTCTACGACAAGACTGATGAGAAATTCCTGGACAACCTCGGGCGGCGAAACAAGTACGGGTTCGTACCTCTCGTGGAATTGTTCAACGAATGGGACGCTGCTCTACAGGACGGGCAAAGTGAATTCGAAACCGTTCGTCCATTCATCAGCGCGTTCCACGACCTAATGGTTCAGGGACTTAGTGCTCACAAGTATCACTCGACCCCGAAGGTGAAATTCAAGCTGAACGACGTGAGCAACTTCCTGCGCAACAACTTCCCGGACGTTTTCGATGAGACGACCGGCAGGATCAAGACAGGCGCAGAAGTCAACTGGCAGGGTCGTGAAATTGCCTTCTTCGCTCCGGATGAGGATGCGGCCTTCATCGAGGCCAAATCAGTGCTGGGGGATACCAAGACTCTCGCGGAATTCCTGATTGACTGCATCTGCATTGCCTCTCAGACTCCTGAGTGGGCATTCATGCGTGTAGATAGCGGTTCCGCAAATTCTGATCGCAACGCCCAGACCGTTCCGTTCGTGAAGAAGATCGATCGCAAGCGCGTCATGTTCGCCAAGCCGATCCAACGGCTTCTGAAAATGGCTCAGGTCATGCAGGGCAGAATTCCTGTTCTCCCGACGATCACTTGGGAAATGATCCGGGCAGACGACGAGGTTGTTTTCTGGCAGGGCTTCCAGCAGCTTGTCATGGGCCTTGAAGTTGCGCATCAGGCCGGAGAAATTTCAGACGAGACGTACATGAAGATGCTTCGCCAGTTCCTCCCGCAGATGAAATCTTCGGGTCTTGAACGGCGACAGGCAGACAAGGACAAGGCCAAGCGGATCGAGGAAGCGCAGAAGGCAATTCCGCAAAACACGAACGGCTCCGGCAATCCTAACGCGGTTCCTGTGCTCGGTGGGCCGCAGGGGAAGAACGAGTGAAGACAAGGCCACACGTTCCGAGAACCGGCCGCAGGCGCAAGCTTCGGCCCAAGAAGACCGGCAAAAGGAAATTCGGCAAGTCTCCGAAGCAACTGGCCGCATCAGTTGGGCGTAGGCGGGTAAGGAGGAACAGACGATGAACAGCTTTCCGGTAAGGCGACCGAAGCTCAGCAAGTACAAGCGCGGAGGACGCCTGCACATTCACACCTACCCGACCGGCCTTGGAATTGGCCAGAAACTAGTTAGGAGGTAATTTTGGCGAAGTCAGGAATCTTGGGTCGCTCAGATTCGCGGACGTATTCTCGCCACGGCAAGAATTTCAGTCCGCACATTCACCGTCCTGCCAATCAGAGCCTAGGCGCTACCACGACTGGTATCGCCACCGGCTTCAAAGTGAGAGCGAGGTAATTTTGCGAATCCTCAAAGCATCGCGTTCCGACAACTTCAACCGGAAGACGAAGACGCCGCACTTCGGGCAGTCGGTCGCAAAGTCGAAGCATGACCCGTCTGTGCTCACGGGCGTTTCGAAGGCCCGCGCTGCAATTCGTCGCGTCATGGTTCCGTGGCAGGGCGAGCCGGGTGGCCCTGGTGTGACGCAGAAGACGATCGGCGGCAACACGAATTTCCGTTCCTCTCCCGACGCTCAGACTCTTACGGACAACCCGA